TCCATTCTCTCCATTCGGGCGAACTCTTTAGCCTCAGCCTGGTCCATGATGGTATTGACCTCTAGCTGATACTGCTTTTGGACAATCGCCCGCTTCATGGCGTCATCCTTGGCAAGCTCAAGCCCTGTCTCATAACGCTCACGCGCTAGGGCTAGAAGCTCATCATCCCCCTCCTTAGTGAGCTTGATCTTGAGCTGATTGAGCTGGCTCTGTAGGAGGGTCTGACGTGTCTGCTCAGCTTGAGCCGCGCGGGCTCTAGCCTTGCTCATCTCCTCGAGGCGCTTGCGCTCAGCCTCGCTCGCCTTTTTGTCAGCCTCAGCGAATTGACGCCTCGCCTTGGCTGATGACGCTCGACCTATAACATCAGCCTGATTGAGCTTTTGGATAGCTTGGGTCTGCTCATCAATGGTCTTGATGAGCTCAGCGCGCTCCATATCCTCAGCGCGCCTCGCCACCTTGGAAGCGTCAAGACTGATCTGCTCTTTAGTAAAGGCGAGCACTAAGGCGTCACGGCTGTATATCTCCTCTTGGGCGATTTGTAAGGTCTTTAATCTTTCAGCGTTTTCTTTGACCTTGGCTTTAAGGTTATCCGTGGTGTTTTCCTCAAGCTCCTTCTCTTGCTTTGACGCCTTGGCGATAAGCTCAAGGTTCTGCTGTAGTGGACCCTGAAGGGCTTTGAGACGCTTATTGAGAGCGCCTTGAGCCTTATCACGCTCCATCTCAGCCGTGGTCAATCGCCTACGCGCCGCCAAGCCCTCCTCAGATAACTTTAAGCCCTTAGCCTCTAGCTTATTGAGCTCATCTTGAGCCTTGCCAACAGCGTCAAGTGACTCAGTGTAGGCCTCCATTTGTGGGCGGCTCTTTTCCACCTGCTTCTGTAGGAGCTCCTTGGCTACCTGAGACTGTAGCGTGACCTGAGTGAACTTGAGGAGGGCGCTAGTAGTTGGGATCACCCCACCCTCAGCGAGCGCTTCAAGCTTTGAGGTGAGGTCAGCTGAAGCGGCGGCCATAGCCTCCTGGCGGTCCTCAGCCTCCTTAGCTGCTCCGCTTAGCTGTCTAAAACCTTCATATAGACCCGCCACCGCTGTGGTGACCAAGCCAATAGGCCCAGCCAAGCTGAGGAAGCTAGCAGCTCCACCTTGACCCAAAGCGCCCACAGCGCCCTTGAGTGACTTGACCGCCTCAACGCTTGAGCCCACAGCGTCAGACATGGTTGACAGCCCCTCACCAATCTGAGCGCTGCTCTTGTCCATGATCTTGGTGACACCCTTGAAGCCCTCGCCCACATCCTTGGCGCCCCCCTTCAGTTTATCTAGCTGTTTGGTGACGTCCTTTTCACCTTTGAGCTCAACCTCGATTTGGATTGTATTCTCAGCCATGTTGGGCCTCCTGTAGAGCTTGCTCACGCTGCCTGAGTGCTAGCTCCTCTGAGTTGTAGTGTAGCACGTCAAGCGCCTCGATTATTGCACAGGTGGGACGCGGATAGCTAGATGCTATCGAGCTGAGCCCTTGCCTGTGTCTGTGATAGACCTCAATGATTGAGGCCATTCTGTTCTGATCAGCGATGGGACATGACCTGACCTCAAGGTCAGCAAAGCCCCCGCCACAGTTTGGCGCGACACGATAACCAGGGACAAACAAGCCCCGCTCATCACGCTGAGCGAGGGGAAGCCCCTCCTTAAATGGCCCGCCACAATTCCCACGCTGACGCCTCAACGCAGGGCGCGCCCTGCATTGGTCACAGCTCCACCCGCGCCCCCCGCTGTTGGCAAGCCATACAGAGGACGCGAGCGCTATTTTCCCCGCTGACCTAAGAGGCTCATCCGTTGAATGTGTTGCACTAGCTCAGAGATGACCTGAAGCCTATGAGCCTCAGGCTTGATCAGATCAAGCTTCCCCTCAGCTGGCTCACCATCAATGCTGATGAGCGCAACCTTGACCATCTCCACAAACACCTTATTGAGATAGCTTTGATATGAAGCGAGCGCCTCACGCTCATCCTCTTGGAGCTCATGATGCCATCTCGCCTTAGCCCTCTCCTCATCAGGAGCCTCAAGCCATAAGAGACGCCCAAGCTCAGAGCGGGTGTAAGCGCCCGCCTTGACCTCAGCTGTCTCCCTGTCGCTAGGTGAGAGCGCCTTGAGAGTGAACACAGTAGCGCCCTCGCTCCCTCCAAGGTCTGAAGGTTCACCGCTCAAAATGTAGGCGCTCACCTGCTCAGGAGTAGCCTCCACAGCAGGGTCACAAGTTACCACCACGTCAAGGGTGAGGTCAGAGTCTGGGAGGAAAGAGAGCGCCATGTGTTTTAACCTTTGCCTAATGCAAGCCTAAAGGGACTATTCCAAGCCTCATATGAGCTGTCATCAATGTCACCGCCAAAGCGTGAAGCCTTGTAGGTGAGTTGCTGTCTGACGATGTCATTTCCGCTTGGGTCATATTTGGAGGGGTCCACAGTAAGGTAAGCCGCAGGGATTTGGAAGGCTCCACCCTGACCATTAGCCAATGGACCAAAGCCCACTAACACCTGACGAAGCGTTCTATTAAAGAAGTCATTATTGATGGTGGTGTTGACGTTGCTCAAGGTGAGCGTGAGCTCCACGTCAACATCAGTCACCTCCATGTCACTCATGGCCAGGATGCTGTTAGAGTGACCCTTTGGCGTGAGGGTGTTGGTGACTGTGAGGGTGAAGTCATCCACATCAAGAGCGATACGTCCCAGAGTGTCACCTGTTGAGGCGTCAGTCAGGGAGGTGGGTGACCCGCTTGAGATGACAGCATAAGAGCCACGGAAGAAGCAGGGCGCTCCGCTGTTATAACTTGGCTCGACAGGTCCAACCGCTGAAGCATGGTCATCTTGAATGAGCGCCGCTTGATAGGTGAGGTCAGCCATAACACGCCCATTGTCTAGGCTCAGAGTCATGCTCTCCAAACGACATCCATAAGCGTATGAGCGGAAGTTGACCCCATCCACACGGAAGCTGAGGGAGTAGCGCGTTGTACCCAGCTCAGTGGTCTGCTGTGGCGCGTACCATGTTTGAAGGAGCTGAGCGGTGGGCGTCCCTGTAAAGCCTGAGCTAAAGGCAGGGCTTACAGTCACATCACCCGCCACGTCTGTATCAGTTACAGCGCTATACTCAGCGCGCCCATTGATGTCTACACCAATCAAGCCACCTGCGATGTAGTTTGAGCCTGTGGTGGGTGTGAACGTGTTGACGTCAGAGATGGCGGTGATTGAGTCTGTCCCTGAGGAGCTGTAAGCAGACTTGAACCCACCAGCTAGGAGCTTGCCTAGGTAGTTAGTCTCATAATTGGTGAGGGAGCTCCCCACAGTGGTGAGGTCAAGCCTGAGGGTGACTTGACCAGTGCGACGTCGAACACGGGAACCGCTTGCCCATACTGTGTCTGGCTCAGGAGCGTAGCCAAAGGTACCATCCCTTGCATCGTTGCGCTCGCTGACCACAGGGTCACCATAGACAATGATTGGGTCACGCTCACATGGGATTGAGGTGAAGGAGAGGCCACTGTTATCAGGGAGGCCTGTGGTTGAGCTGAGTGAGCCAAAGGAGCTCTCAACAGCCACGCTTAAACTTCTGTGGGTCACGCTCATAGCGCCTCCAAATAAAGCAGGTCAAAGGGGAAGGTTAAGACCAAGGCCATGACCTCAGAGGTGGGGTCAAGGATTGGCTCTGTGGTTGGCTCACCAGGAATCAATGAGACGATACCTGTAGAGCTGAGATTATACTGTGGGCCTTTGAGGGTGACCATGAGTGAGGCGGCGTCCTCAGCTATCATCCTCTCCATAAAGTGGAGCTCACCAATATCATAGCGCACCCTCAGGTTAACTGTGGCGCGCCTACGTCCACTGATGCCAGCCTCACCATCATCAATAGCGAACGTCTCAAGCCTGAGCTCGAAGAAGCGCGTGGTGTGCTGATGAGCCTCAAGCGGTCCCACACGCCCTGAGCTGTTAATACTCACAAAGCCATGGTGAGAATCAGTCTTGGGGAGGGTGGCCTCTATTTGGCCTTCTAGATAATCGAGCGCTGAATAGATGCCTTGGCTCATTTGCTCCCCCTCTTGATCTTCTTTGTGATCTCAGCTTGTACCGCTGAGACTAGCACATTGACATCTCTTGGAGATAGACCAAGGAATTCACGCTGAGCGTTGACCTTGTAGCCATAGCCTCTGACCTCCTGAGTGAGGCCAATGATGAAGAAGCTGTCTGTGGCCTGAAGTACCATGAGGTTATTGAGAAGCGCCCCGCTAAGGGTGAGGTCCACTAGGGCGCTCGAGCCCACAAAGTGCTCTCTGCTCTCACTCTTATACTCTCTATAACCACCCTCATAATAGACTGAGCGACCTGAGCGCGACACCCTCCCACCCTTTGGCTTTAGCCTTGCCCCTCTGTATGGAACATAGATGGGGTTGGTTGAGTAAGGCGCAAAGGGTCTACCATTAGCATCCACCCCCCTAGTGGTCCTCAGCTTGATGGCCGCCAAGGTATTCTGCGCCAAGCGCGCGCTATCCTTAGCAGTCCACAGCGAGGTGGGAAGGTTGAGCCTGACCTTGGCGGTCATGTTAGTGCCTCATCCCACGAGTAGGGACAAAGGTTGAGTCATAGGCTGTCTTGGAGTAGGAGCTCCATGAGGCTCTGAGGTCGCGCGCGCTCCCTCCCTTCTTAGCCACATCTAGCTCAGTATCATCTACCACGTTGTCACCATCGCGGTCTAAGGCCAATGACCTGAGGCTGATGTCCATGAGCTCCTGACAGCGCTGTCTCATTAGGTTGGCGTTATCAAGTTGATTCACCATCTCATACACCCGCGCCGCTGTGCAGTAGGCGTGAGCGTTGAGGAATGAGCCAGCATTAAAGACCTCATCCTCTGTGACCTCTGGCTCATCCTTGAGATGATCACGGACCACCAAGACCACCTCAGCCAATGCCGCCTCAATCTGAGTCTCAAATGAGCTTTGACGGCGTGGGAGCATGTCAGCGAGTTGAGGGAATTGACCCACGAGCTCATCATGGCTCAGTCCTGTATCAAATGGGCGTGGTGTGACCTTTAGAAGCCCCTTCTCAAGCTTGGTCTGTGTCTGCTGTCCCATGTCGAGCGTATAGCTAACTTGGATGGGATAATAGCCTGAGGTGTTGGTGATGACTGAGGGGATGGTCCCATAGTGCATCCCAAAGACAAGATCAGCCGTCTCACTCATGTCTACCTCACGCGGTAGAGGCTCAGCAAGAATGGCAGTAGTCCCCACCATCCTCACCACAGTCACGCTGTAGATGCTGTCACCATCAGTCACAAGGTAAGCCTTGAGCTGATCAGCTTGGAGCGCTGTGGCTTGGCTGTTGACTGTGAGCGTTCGCCTATCGTTGGCGATAGCTGAGACTGTGGCATTGGCGCGTGTCTGAGTGAGGGTGACAGGCGTGGAGCTCCCCACAGTCATCACAGCTGACCCGCTTAGAGGACCAGGCGCTACCCACTCATAAACTCTAGTTTGACCTGTGACCGTCTTAATCATCTAGCGCCTCCTGCGTTTGCTTTGGCTATATCCTGAGCCGTGGCCTTCTGAAGCCCCGCCGCTTCCATGAAGGTATCTGTGATGGGTGACCAGCTGTGTCTACAATTATAACCGCCACCGCTAATCTTAACAGGCATGCCCTGCCCATTGTCTAGCTTCCTCATCTGCTTCTCATCTACCACCTTGTTAATAAGGGGGCGACAGAAGGAGCGGGTGATGCCATCGCGCGGGCCTGTGTAGAGGTAGAGGTCTAGGTCATACGCTTCAGCCGCTTTAGCTGTGACTGTGCGCCCATAGTTATTGAGCTGAGTCCTAGCCTGTGTCAGCTGTGTCCCTGTGCTCTGCTCAAGGCGCTGATTCAATGCGTCAATGGCTTGGCTCATGGGAACATTTACAGTCATGCCTTGGAGAGCGCTCCTCACAGCTGTGAGGGTGTCAGGAAGGATGACATCTTGAAAGACCTGATCAGCGGTTGCAATCTGCAAGGCTTCAAGGTCAGGAACGTCAGAGGCGCTCGCCCCTGAGATAATCACTTGGAGGGTGTCAATCGCCACCTCAGTGATTGCTTCTTGTGCTGTGATAAAGTCCTCAACCGCCAACCCCATCCCGCTCCTGAGTATGAAGTCAAGGAGCTGGTCCCTTGGTAGGGCTAGGAGCTGGTCAGCTGAGGTGAGCTCAACGGCGGTCTGTAGGTTGGCCACCGTCTCACGCTGAGCCCGCTTCAAGTCGCGCTTGAATTGGTCCTCAGCCTTGATCAGAGCCTCAAGGCTCTTGATCTTCGCTTTGACGATCTGCCCATATGGTCCCTTTAAATCACGAAGCTGAGCCTTCAGGTCATCGAGCGCCTTTTGATCAGCGCTCGGACCTTCAGCCAATGCTACATGAGAGCGACCACATGAGCAGACCACGCCACCCTCTTAGAGGCAGTCCGTGAGGACGAAGCCAAGGTCACCATCAACGACCTTGAAGAGGTGGCTCATGTCAGCCCAAACGTTGCGCGCGGTGAGGTCAAGCTTGTCGTACTGACCCGCCTTCATCGCCTCGAACTCAAGGTTGACTGCGGCCACAGGCATCATGCGAACACCATTACGGCTCTGGATGCTGTCTGAGCCGTGGAGGATACCCATGAAGATGCTGTCACCTGTCCAGATGTAGCTCTCTGAGCTTGCAGCGCCAGGTACAGCGGTGTCACGACGAGCTGCGCCAACGTGAATGTTGGGGATACCAAGGATGTCACGGAGGACAGAGATCACAGCCTCATCAGAGAGGAGGAGTGAGCCACCGCCAGCCACACCCTGTGAGCTGTCACCAAAGTAGCCACGAAGCTCACCTGAGCGAGCAAGGCTACGGAAGACCTCACGACCCAAGACGAGTGTGTCAGCGTTGAGGCCGTGAGCGTTCTCAAAGACTGTGTCCTTGAGCTGATGGAGGTAGCTCAGAGGCTCAGCACCTGCAACGTCAAACTTGCCACCGAACTGAGCGGTTGAGGTTGCGGTGTTGAAGTTGGAGCCGTCAAAGAGGACGTCAGCGGCGCGCTTCTCTTTAGCGAGCTTCATGACGCGCGCGACCTTCTTGACAATGCGCGCCTCCTCAGAACCTGGGTACTGAGAATCAACAATGTCCTCCATCGCGATGGAGTCCTCGGCGCTGTAGATGTCACACTTGTAGGTGAGGCTTGAGCGATCAAAGCCACCAATGCGTGAGCGTGAAGCACCAGGAGCTCGCTCGAGGTCAAGCCCTGCACCCGCGCCCATGAAGTTGCGGCTGTTCTCAAGGAGCAGAGTTCCTGAGCGCTGTGGAACCTTGACGTTCTCACAGACCTTATCAGCGATGAGTTGGCTGTCTGAAGGGACCGCCTCAGCAACCAGGCTAGAGAGAATCTCGTCAACAGGGTGGATATTACGATATGAAGAAGCCATTTAGATCACCTCCTAATTAAGCGAGCGGTGCAAGGCCACGCTGGAAGCAAATGATGATCTGCTCATTAGCTGAGGCGCTGGTCTGGTTGATGTTGGGGAGCGTGAAGCCCACAGGATAGTGGGTTGACACAGCGGCCTGAACCTCACCATCAGTGGTGACAGAGAGGACAGTGTTGGAGGTGAGGGTGAGGCTGCCATTGGCGATGACACGAGTCTCACCAAAGATGACAACGTCAACAGGGTCACCTGCCTCAGCGCCACGCTGAGCCACGCCAATGATAGTGTTGGCGGTTGGGTCGGTTGCAATTGCGACCTTGCCAGCGCTGTCAATCGCGACAAGCGCGAACTCTGTGACAGCTGAGGCACAGATAAAGGACTTAATGATCTGGTTCATAGTGATAACTCCTTAGCTGAACACAGAGTTGTATTGATCGGGGTTTTGCTCACGGAACAAGTTGAGAGCCTCTGAGAAGTTGAGCCCCTTCTCAGTAGCGAGCGCCTTGACCTTCTCAGCGAGGGTGGCCTTGTTGAGCTCCTCACCTGATGCGCCATGGCCAATCTCATTGAGAGGGACTGCGCTTGAAGCTGGGCGCTCGCTGAACATGGTCCAAAACTCAGGCATGGTCTCACGGACGTCCCAAGCGCGCTGAGCTGCACCTTCCTCAGCTGGGCTGACCTTGCCCTCACGGAGAAGGGCGCTGACAGCCTCACGGCGCTCAACGTCACGCTTCTCAGCCTCGATGACCTCAAGGCGCTCTGAGAGTTTGGTGTTCTGAGCGCGTAGCGCCATGACCTCAGCGAGGAGGTTTGGCTCAGCCTTCTCAGAGAGCGTGGCTGGCTCGCTCATCTTCTTGGCCTTGTCGTCCTCAGACTTCTCAGCCATCTCCTCAGGCTTGTCATCCTCAGAGGGCTTCTCAGCCATCTCCTCAGACTCATACTCGCCAGCTAGGGAAGCCTCAGCCTCCTCTGTGAGGTCTTTCATTTTCTGCTCTAGCTCTTTGACCATCGCGTCCTTAGCGGCGAGCGCGGCCTTGAGCTCATCTACGGACATGTTTTCAAAGTCCATTAGTTGCTCCTGTTCGCTTAAAGTGACCCGATCAATCTTTGAATGAGACTGAGCAGGGCGGGGGGTTAGGGTGACAGCGAGGAGCTGGGCGTCACCCACCTTCTCACCACCATCACGAGTGAAGATTTCACCATGTAGGTATTCGGGGGAGCTCCAAAGAACTCCACCAGCATCTTGAACGACCTTTAAACCGCGCTCATTATAAGCGGGGATGGCGTAGAGCCCATCTTCTCTGAGCTCGAGCTCAACGATCATCCCAAGGGCGTTCC